AAGTCGATCCAGTAATATTCCCACTCGTTGCTCAGATACTCCGCGCACCAGCCCAGCATATCTCCTTCCGGTGTAAAGTCCAGTCCGGGCAGGAAGGAGTAGAAGTCATTCAGCGAGACTTCTCCATTCAACGCAAAGTTCCGGTTCACGTTGTAGAAGGCATCCATCAGCTCCGTTTCCGTTGCATGGAAATATCTTTTTGAGATAGGCTCGTAGCAGAGCAGCTTTTCTTCGTCTGTGCCTGCCGGGGCGGGGGTCTCCAGAACATCCTGCGTGTCCTTGTAAATATCTTTTTCTTCTTCCACGCCGATCTGCTCCGCCACCTGCCTGCGATACTCCTGATAGGTCTTTCCCAGTGCCATGTACGCCGCGGTCAGGCCTGCGATCTGCTTTTTGTTCAGCGCGTTTGAGCCCAGGATGCAGGCAATGGTACCGCCGCCAAGAATCGCAGCCGGAACGTATGCTTTCCAGCACATCAGAACAATTTGTTTCTTTGTCGGAGGCTCTTCTGTCACGCCAAACTCGTCTTCGTTGAATTTTGTCAGCTCCTTGTCAACTTCAAGTATGTGCTGTGCCTTCGTTGTCGCCCGCCCGGTCTCGATGGCCGTTGCTACCACGCCTACAGATGCAGCCACTGCCAGAATAGTTCCGCCGTGCTTGCGCAGGAATTTCGCGCATGTTTTCGTCAGTTTCATTGTTCAACCTCCATTTTGAAAAATAAAAGAGCCTACGATTTCTCGTAAGCTCTCGATTTGGTTAGCGCTTCAAATACCTTTTAGCCTGATTCGTTCTCAGGAATTCATACAGCTTCCGTTCCCAATTCGGACTCCGGTCCTTCATAGCGTTATCGAGTGCATCTGCCGCCAAATCTTCATTGCGCATCATAAGTCGTCTCCACATGATAGCAATGAAGTCAACGCAGGACAATTCGGTAATGCCATAAAACGCCACTGCGCCCAAAGCAACTTTCACCAATGTCTTCATAATTTCGTACCTCCAAAATATAATTCTGAGACTAACCATCTCATAAAGCACTATGAACATTTCGCGTCACAACACTCCGGCCTGCTTCAACAGTTCCATCAGCTGCGGCTTGGTCATCTCTGCATCCACTACAAGATGAATCTTCAATTTCTGCTCTTTTTCGCTCCAGTTCGCTTGAACCTCGCCCAACTGCACTTCTGTGCCGGGCAACTGCTTTTTCAGTATCTTGTTGATAACCTGCGAGATGATGCGGCGCAAAAAACTCGACCGGATCAGCATAATGTCCTCCATAATCGTTCAACCTCCAAAAATAAAAATGAAAAAAGAGAGTGGAGATCGAATCCACACCTCCACAATGAAGTGGCGCTCTACCATTTGAGCTATCTCTTCCATAAGGGAACATGAATTTTTCGCGTTTGGGCAAAAGAAAAGAGCCTACGATTTCTCGTAAGCTCTTCGGTAAAATATCATTTTCTAATATAATCCCTTGCATCCGGGCACCGTTTCGCGCATTCCGGATAATGAGGATCACCACACTTATTGCAATACATGGAGTGCCGCCCAAGATCAGGGATCTCTTCATCGAACTCCTTTATAACCGTAGTCCACGAACCATCTTTCTGTTTCACCGGGCAACTCATTCTTGAATGCACCAACATTTGTATCGCCTCCTTGCGCTCAGTATATCACAGTCCGGCAAAAAGCAAAAGACCATGTTTCAGATCTTTTGCTCTTGGGATGGTGCTTAGGAAATTTGGATTCGATAGCGTGCATCCAACTCGTCAAATTGTTCCATCTCTGTGATCGTGATATGGAATTCAATCCGCATCTTGCTGTTTAGTACAGTTTCAACGTGTCCTTGAATCCCATTCGCGTACAGCATACGCAAACAGATTCCGAGTTGGCGATCGCTCTTCGCCAGAAAATAATCCATAAGCTCACCTCCTCATAAAAGAGGAAGAAACTTTCGCGCCTAGATCAAACTCCGGTCAAACACGGTTTCCCAGCGTTCTTTCTTGAGGGGCTTCATGCGCAGTGCCCACATGATCTGCCGTACGGTCACAGTCGGATACTCGCCCTTTGCGTTTTTCTTCTTGGCATGGCTGTCAAAATATTGCCGGAACCCTTCATGCAGGTAGATCTTGTCGGTCAGCCAGGGGTCAATGGTGCTCCAGTAAGTAGCCTTGGTTTCCTCGTTGTACCGCTGCTGGATCACACACAGGCCTTTTCCCTGTTCCCGGTAGAGCGTGCAGACACGGTACACCGGGTGATTGCATCGGTAAACGCTCCCGTAGTAGCTCGTCCACTCTTTTGGCGGTATGTCGTGATATCTCATAAAAAATAAAGAGAGTCCGCAGCTTTCGCCACGAACCCTCTCGGTTCCTCCTTTACTTTCTGTCCGTAAAGCCTCTCTTGATCTCATGGAGACCATCGTTCATTGCTCTGGAAAGCGGCGCTACACCGCCAGCCTCGCAGATCGACCAGTATACCGTCGTACCAATCGTTCCCAGAAACGTCAGGCAGCTGATGCCAAACTTCGCCCACTCAATGCGCCGTGCCTTTGCAGCCTTCTCCTGATCGTTGATGACCTCCTGGCCCTTCCGCCGTTCCTCATCCTCTTTCAGGTTCTGGTTGCTCTCCTGCTCGTCGCTCTTGAGCTGCATGTCGTACAGCTGCAATGCCATCTTCGCCGTGTTCGTGTACTCGTCCGTACCCGGTTTCAAGTCCTTGAGACTCTCCAGCGATTGCTTTGCCGCTTCCTTCAGCAATTCTTTGTTTTCGTAGTTTTCCATTTTGATTTTCTCCTTTACAAAGTAATTAGAGTTTCCTCCATTAAGCACCGTGTTTTTCTCGCGTCAGGTCCAGTTTGTGCACCCGCAGCATGATGTACTTGTCGCCTTCAAAATTCTTCACCTCCTCATCCAGGCTCAGGCTCAGGTAGGGCCAGTCGGGGGAATCCTCCTCGCCGATCAGCAGCTCGCCCACTTCGTAAATATCACGGTAATGGAACCAGCGGTAGAGCGCCATCCCGAAGAGTAGCCCCAGAACGATGGCAACGAATAACACAGCATAGTAGATGTACAGCATTTTGAAAATCTCCTTTTAATAATGTAGTGGATAAAACGGTCTTCTGCGTGATGAAAAAATAAAAGAGCCTACGATTTCTCGTAAGCTCTCTACGCCTTAGATGTCGTTGCGAATCAGAAACAGGTCATTTCTGCTTCGAGTTGCTCTCACAATTCCGTTCGAACGAAGCAACGCGATCGCATTGGCATAAGCCGAACGTGCATTCCTAGCATTCTTATACTCGTCTGTATTCACATACATAACTTTCTGATTGCTTTCGATAAACACGCGGACCTTGTCCATTGCGTTCACATAGCCTCTGTCGTAATTTGTTTTTACTCGGTAGCTCATAATTTCAATCTCCTTTATTCATATTCGGAAGACATCCTTCCATAAAGCACAGGGAAATTTTCGCGTTGTTTCGTTACACGCTATTCTAAAATAGAAAAAGAAAAGAGCGCATGTTTCCATACGCCCGTTTTCCGGTCAGAATCCATCAGCGGATACCACACCGAACATCGTTCAGCATGAGGAGCTCTTCGCCCTCATTCCAGCCCGCATACTTGTCGTTATACGACTCGTTAAATGCGGCCATAATAGAGTTCATCATTTCCTCAAAGCCCTTCACAATATTCTCCAGCATAGTAAATACCTCCTAAAATTGTTTATTTCTTTCCATAATAGAAGGTGAAATTTTCGCGTCTGCGTAAAAAATAAGAGCCTGTGTTTCCACAAGCTCCATTTTGATCAGTGTTTCTTCTTTGTTCTGCTTTTCACCTCGTTTGTCTTTGCTCCGATCAGCTTTGCCAGCCTGACCAGAATCACAACGATCAAAATCCAGATAATCAAGTTAAACATATCAACATACCACCTTTCATAAAGGCGGCTGAATTTTTCGCGTCCAGATAAAAAGAAAGAGCCGCAGATTTCTCCACGGCTCTCGCCTTTAGTAAACGATGTAGTTCGTCGGTTTGGTTACATGCTCGATGATTCCTGCTTTCTTCAGCAGTTCAAAGTCTCGTGCAATGCCGCGCAGGTCATAGTTTTCGAGCCTGAGCTGATACTCGCATTTCTTATGATCCTTATCACCACAGCTTCCCAGCTTGTTCACCAGCGAATTGATGATTCGCAGATCAACATCGCAGTTTCTGCGGATGATCTCTTTCATAAGATCGCGACGATCAGTCATATCGTCAACACCCTTCACGTCAATATACATAGCGGTCTTTTTTGCCTTCAACATAATAAAATCTCCTTTACATAATCAATTTTCGTGAACTTTCGTCCATAAAGGAGCCTGTATTTTTCGCGTCATGCCCGCTCCCGGCTGAGTATCCAGAAGAACTTGTGATAGAGGTTATAGTACATCTCCGATCCGCAAGGGCAGCCCCTGGCCCGAAGATTATTATAGGAGAACCCTTCTGTCACACCCTTCAACAGGTATGATCCAACCGCTGGCTCTTTTAACTCGGCAATACAACTGTCAATCAGTTCAATGCGCTGCGAATAGTATGCTCGTACAAGGGCACAGCGTTCGGTCGGGTTAGAAGGGATGTTTCCTCTCACGATGCCGCCAATGTCATCTCCATGCGCTTCCCAACCGCTCGCCAGTGCAATGTTCTTTTTCCACTCAGGGTATTGGAAGCAAAAATGTTTCAATTCGTAGTATCGATGCCGAGATAAATGATACGGGTTCTTCTCGGAAAGTTCTGGTTTCTCGTGTCGCATCACTTTCCCTCCCATACATAACCGGTCTGCGCATATAGGAGCTTGGGCGAAATATAGTAACTTATTCTCCCATATTTTGAATCCATCTGTTTGATATCAGTTATCTTCTCCCCATTCCTCGTAGCTTCACCAATTGGGAGCCATCCCGCAATGATTCCTGCTCTTACCCACGATGGATCTCTTCCATACACTTTTGCGGCCACTCGTACCGGGACACTTCCGGCTCCAAATACAGTCTGTTCCATTTCGTTTAACTCCTTTTTTGATTTTTACCAAGCTCATTTCCACATCTTGGTACTAAAAGGATGTTACTGGAAGAAACGGGAGTCTGCGTCATGCTTTTAATTTTTTCATGTATGAACCATTGACAGCCAGCAGAATATCGTTTAACCTAGAATAGCTTTCCAAATAGAAAAAGCCCGGTTTTCCGAGCTTTTTGTGCAATATTCTGTTCAATGTACGAAATATAGCACATCCATCATGCTATACTGAGAAAAAGAAAGGACGCGATAATAATGTTAATCACCTGCCCAGAGTGCAATCTTCAGGCCAGCGATAAAGCCATCTCCTGCCCTCACTGCGGATATCCTCTTCGTGCGGAACTATCCCAAACAATCGTTGCCCACAAAACCAAAAAGCGTAATCGCCGTAGACGCTTACCAAATGGATTCGGCCAAATTACAGAGATCAAGACTGGTAACTTACGGAACCCCTTTCGCGTAATGGTAACTGTTGGAAAGAACGAAGAAGGCCGTCCTATCTGCAAGCCATTAAGACCGCAAGCCTATTTTGCTACCTACAACGAAGCCTATCAAGCTTTGCTGGATTTTCGTCGTAATCCGTTTGATCTTGGCAGCTCTACAACCCTCAAAGACTTGTACGAGAGGTGGTATAAAACCCGCATAGGCAAGGTCAGTCGTTTCACTCTCGCTCGGTATCGCACATCGTGGGATTATTCCTCGTCCATCCAGAATAAGCGAGTTTGTGAAATCAGAATTTCTGATTTGCGGAACTGTATCGAAAACGGTGTCATTCTGTATGCCGGTAAAGAGCGCCACCCTGAAAATAATGCTAAAGATTCAATTAAAGCACTTTACAATAACCTGTTTGATTATGCCGTTGCCTGCGGAATCATCGATAAAAACCCAGCCAGACAATTTACGATTGATTCTGGATATGTCCGAAAGCCAAATAGTCATATCCCATATTCAGATGAAGAAATCGAAATTCTGTGGAATAGTCTTGATAAGAGTCCTGTTGTTGATATGATTCTGATTCAGTGCTATTCCGGATGGCGGCCTGGCGAACTATGTGACCTTCTGGTTGCTAACGTAGACCTTGAGCATAGGACCTTCACTGGCGGTAAGAAAACAAAAGCGGGAACAAACCGGACGGTTCCGATTCATTCCCGCATTTATGATCTTATTCAGGCCCGTTACGAAAAAGCCCTCAAAATCAATTCGCCATATTTATTTAATCATATGTCTAAAGGTAAAAATGCCCATACCAACTACGCTTCGTTCGAGGCCAGACTCCTTGTCACTGTTAAAGAACTCAACTTAAATCCTGCACATACTGGACACGACGGACGTGTACATTTTGTTACATCCGCAAAGAAAGCTGAAGTTGACGAGTACGCTTTGAAACGCATAATCGGGCACTATATTTCCGACCTCACCGAACGTGTCTATACAGCTCGCAGTACCGACTGGCTACAAAAAGAAATCCAAAAAATCCCTTAATGGCTGTCGATTCATGTATGATCAGTGTACGAATCGCTCAATTTCAGGGCATTTTCTTTGCACTTTTGAAGCCTCCGTTGAGCTTAATTTAGCGTATCAACGTTCATCTGCATCCAATTCTCAGATAGAAATGGTGTTCGATACGTCCTTCATACTCCGCCCGCCTTGCCATTATCGACAAAGAAAGGACGAAGGATCATGAAAAAACAATTGATCGAGTACAAACCTAGCCCTGGCGGTCAAGTATGCTGCCGCCGAATGTCTGTCTGTTCTCCGGCCCTGTGGTGTGGCGATTGGCTGCGCTGCTCTGTGGTCGGAGGGCTGGCTTATGTACTTTGATTCTTACGCCACCGGCAAACGTATCCAGCACCTGCGCAAGGCCAACGGCATGACGCAGGAAGAAATGGCAATCAAACTGAATATCAGCGACCGCCACCTAGGAAAAATCGAGCGAGGGGAAGGAACTGCTTCCATAGATTTGTTGGTGGAAGTAGCAGTCTTGCTGAAAACCACATTAGACTTTTTGATTATTGGTGTGACTGAAACCCCAAGAGAAAGGGAGCTTACTGCACACATCAAAAAGCAGAACAAGGTAATTCAACGGTTCAAAGATAAGCTGAATTCCCTGATAGCGGAACTGACTGAAACAGAAATCGAATAAGTTGACCTCAAGAAGCCGAGAAGCGATTCTCGGCTTCTTTTTTTGCGCATTTTTTCTGACGCTCCTACGAAAAACCGGAACTGGCAGTTCCGATTTTAGTCTAAATAAATCTCAAAAAAATCGCAAAACCGGAACTACCAGTTCCTTAAAAAGCAGTCGATTCTACGATAAACTATGGTCACAGAAAGGGCAACACCCCAGACGGGGAGAAAGCCCGAAGCTGGTAGCCGTACCTTGAAAACTGAATATCATTCCCTCGGACAAAACAATGAAACTTCCGTAATTCGCGGCCCGGCCATAAAGAAGGCGGGGTGGCTGAAAAGCCAATGACGGTGTGGGCGAAACTCCCCACTAACCGAGGTGTATTCCAAACCCACCGGGCGTCGAGGACAAATAGGGTGGGACACTTAAAACAAAACTTCAAAGCCCACCACCGGGATTCTTCTGAATCAAGGCAGTGGGCTTTTTCCATACCGAATATTCATTCTAATGACACGGAGGTAATGACTATGAGCCGTACTTTTACCCACGAGACCGACGAATCGACCCTGACCACCCTCTGCCCCCGCTGCCTGAATGCCTTTCGGAACGCCCGTGGCATCCGCGTCCGCCGTGCAGACCCCAGACAGACCATTAAGGAGCCTTGCACCTACTGCCAGACCCGCTTTGGGTTTGACTATTACATCCAGCCCACCAGTCCCAAAGCCACCTACACGAAGAAAGGACGGTTTGATGATGAACTTATCTGCGCTTAAAGTTGACCCAGAGTTTCAGGGCAAGATCCCACCACTGACCTTTGAGGAGCTGAACCAGCTGGAAGCCAACATCCTGCGGGATGGACGCATCATCAATCCCATCATCGTGTGGGAGGGGCTGATCGTGGACGGACACAACCGTTTCATCATCGCCAAGAAGCACCCGGAAATCCCGTACACTGTCCATGAAACGGAGTTTGCAAACCGCTATGAAGCCATCATCTGGATTTGCAAGAATCAGCTGGGGCGGCGCAATCTCACCCCGGAACAGAAGAAGTACCTTATCGGGAAACAGTATGAAGCTGAAAAATGTTCCAACGGTGGTGATCGAAAAAGTGCTGTTGCAAAATCAGGTTGCCAAATTGGCAACCTGATTCCCACTTCAAAAACCTGTCAAAAAGTCGCCAAAGAGAACGGTGTGGGCATGAGAACAGTTTTTCGTGCTGAAGAATTTGCCAAAGGTGTAGATGCTGCCGAAGAAGCCGTTCCCGGCACACGACAGAAAGTGCTTTCCGGCGAGGTCAAGCCGACCGCCGCCGAGATCGCATCCGTTGCCCGCGCACCTCCTGAAGAACGTCCGGCACTGGTGGCTGAAATCTGCAAACCCAAAGACCAGAAGAAAGCCGCAGCTGTCGAAACAACATCGTCCCCAGCAGCCAAACCGCTTTCCGATTCCAGTACATCCGAGGAAGAATGCACGGACGAAGAACTGGTTCACACTCCGGCTCCGCAGGAGCAGACTTTTCCACAAAGAGTGAATGAATCGTTGAAAATCGACCGTCAGCAGATTCTTGAAATCGCAAACAATCGCTACCATGCCAAGCAGCTCGCCGATGGAGCCGCGATGCTTTGCGAGGTGTCGGGTGCTGTCAACGCTATGATACGCCGCTGGGAAAGCGTTTTTCGGGATTATCCCGACATTCTGACCAACACGGAAAACCGTAATGCTGTCAAACGGAACATTCAGAAAGTCAAAGACTATCTGCAAAAATTGGAGGATACGCTATGAACAATATGAACTGCACCAGCACCATGCCTGAGATCATGCCCGAAATCACCGATGAAGCCATCATCGAAGCCCTTTTCGCGCAGCGGCCTTACGAAGAAAAGGTCATCAACAGTGCCTTTCTCGAAATCCCTGCGGAATATCAGCGCAAGCTGAACATCCCCAATGTCGAAAAGATGTCGGCGGAGTTCACCGAACTGATTGCCAACCCGCCCAAGGTCAGCTACCGGGACGGTCACTACTTCGTCTTTGACGGTCAGCATACCATCGTGACCCGTCGGGCGATGAACGGCGGGCAGGATCTTCCGATCATCTGCAAGGTGTATGAGGGACTGACAGAGGAAGAAGAAGCCATGCTGTTTTCCCGGCAGACGGGCGTTTCCACGCCGCTGACCGCTGGCGCAGAGCTGCGCGCCGCTTTGGTGGGCAAAGACCCGGAATCTCTCGCATTCGTGAAAGCCACCGAAAGCACAGGTCTGCAGCTTGGTCTGGACAGCTACCGTGCCCCGTGGAAGATCATCTGCATCCGCACGGCTTTCAAGGAGTACAAAGCCTACGGCGCAGACCTCTACAAAGAAGCCCTGACCATGTTGGCAAAGGGCTGGGAGGGCGACCCCGATTCCCTCCGCTCCGGCATCCTGCGGGGCATGGTTCGCTTTGTGGCTCTGTATCAGGGCGAGTATGACCCGGAGCGTCTGGTGAAGCGTCTGCAAAC